GCCGGAGCAGCTGCTCCCTCTCGGGTGGCGGCACGTCGAGCGGGGTTCCCAGAACGTGTCGCGTTTCCGGTTCTCTTTGCTTTCGTGGCATGGGCCACCGTTTCTCCTTGGGGTGCGCAGGGGGTGTGGATGGCCCCGCCCCCCTGCGCAAAGGCGGGGCCATCCACGTCTAGGTGCCTAGTGACTAGGCGGTGCCGCCGGTGAAGCGCTTGATGTGCGACGTCTGCGGCAGGTTGCCGTCAACGCGGATCGCAAATCTCAGAGTGACCTGACCACTGGCAAAGGCAAAGTCATCCGAGCGGGCGACATCGATGCCGCCAACAGTCCTGACATAGAAGCTAGGCAGATGCCCGGCCAGGACGGAGCGAGCGGCGGAGCCGACCGACGCCATCGCCGGGTTCTCGATGAGCGGGTAGCCGAGGATGGTGTCGGGCTGACCCGGCTGGATCGTCGGCACGAAGACGTAGTCACCAGACGACGTCTTGAGCTTGCGCATCGCGCCGATGCTGGAGCCGTTCGCCATGACCCCGAAGCCGGGCAGGCGGCGAGCCGCACCGTCCAGCGAGTAAACGAGGTCAATGAGGTTGTCGGCGGTGAAGTGGCCCGTGCCAGCGGTGCTGGTGGCGGTGCCGCCGGTGACGCCAGCAGCGGCAGCGTTGGCGATGCCGTTAGGCTCCACCGTGCCGGTGCCGAGCGTGAGCTTGTCGTTCACGGCGTAGCCGATGGCGTTGCCGGCCTGCTGGCCGAGGAAGCCGATGACGTCGATGTTGCTGTCGGCCAGGAACTCCTGCGAGACCTGCACGATGAAGGCGTACTTGTAGGCCTTGAGCGTGGTGCGGCCGAACACCGGGTCCGACTCGTCGATCGTTGCGGCCTCAGCCTCAAACCCGGCGGTGGACCAGCTGGAGAGCGACGGAAGGACGAGATCCTCACCCGAACCGGTGTTGAGCACGGTGACGACGCTGGGGTCGAGCATCGGGCCGACCAGGCGCGCCTGGTCGATGACGACGTCGGAGAACGACGTGGGCACCGGTGCGTTGCTGCTGGTCTTGGCAATGTCGCGCTTCTCGAACTGGAAGGAGTAGGCGCGACGCTCGCCGGCGAGCAGCTGGCGGAGGATGTCGGCGTCGCTCTCGGCCGCGGCGGTGCGGGCCTCAACGGGGCGGACGACGTCCTCGAGTCCACGCATGGACTCGGCGATCTCGCGCTCGCGCTTCTCAGCCTCGAGCAGTGTGTCGATGGTGGCGCGCTTCTCGTCAAGCTCCGCGAACGTGCGGTCGACGAACTCGCGCTCCTCAGCGGACAGGTCGCGGCTCTCAGCGGCGGCCTCGTCCATCTTCGCCTTGGCTGCGTGGTAGGCCGCCTGGCGGTCCTCCACGAGCTTCTTCAGGTACTCAGACAAAACAGTTCACCCCTTTCTGGGGTCTCAGAGGAATGCGCAGGTGGTTCATTTGCGATCCCGCCGAGGCTCCTCAGAGCGGGTAAACCCGGCCGCGGCTCACGCGACCCGGGAAGTCTCAGGCCTTGAAGGCCAGGTCGAGCTTGGTGCGCAGCACGTCGATGGACGGGCCGGCGGGCACAAGCTCAGGCTCAGGCTGCGCCTCAACTGCGGGAGTCAGTTTGGCGACGACTGCGGAGAGCAGCCCGGCCTGGTCCTCGGTCAGCTGCACGCCGCGCTCGAGGGCGTCGAGGGCGTCGTTGAGGGCGGCGGCGTCTTCGCCGGTCTTGTCGGCGAGCTGGTCAATAGCCCGCACCGAGGCAGAGGTCGCCGGGTAGGCGGGGAAGGTCACCACCGAAACCTCGTGCAGCCTGACGCTGTTGAGGGTGCGCTGCGAGCCGTCCTCATTCCACGAGTCGCCGCCACGAGGCACCGTGAAGCCAAAGCTCATGGCATCTACGACGCCGGCCTTGAGCAGTGCTGATAGGTCGCGCGCGTAGGTCACATCACCGGGGAGGTCAGCGTCCACGAGCAGGCCGGTTGAGTCTTCGCTCAGCCGCAGAGTCTTGGACCGGGTTGAGGCCAGCGGCTTCTCTGGGTTGTGATTGACCAGCATCCGCACGTTGTTGCGGGACTTGAGCGAGCGGCCGAAGGCGCCGGGGGCGATGGTCTCGGTAAAGGGCAGCGGCTCGCTGGGCGAGTTGAAGACCGCGGCGTAGCCGGTGAAGCTCATACCGTCACCGGATGCTGCCTCGCGGAACTCCCACTCATCCACAGTGACGTGGCGGGTCTCCATTGTCATGCTTCCTCCGCGTTCGCCGCCAGGCTCAATACCTTCGGCTAGGGAAACGGCGACCATCTGATCGACCGCAGCTGCCTTTGACGTGTGGCAGCCGATTACTTCGCCGTCGTCCTTGATGACTCCCCAGCCATCGCAGCCCGGCGCTTCCTCGGTGATGTAGTACGGCATAACTAGACCTGGGCGTTCTCGGCCGGCTGCAACTGGTTAGACGCCAGGCCAGTGTGGGCCATCGGCGGCAGGCCTAGCGCAGCGAGCACGGCCGCGGGGTCGTAGCCAGACTGGACGAGCTTGGATGCCATCTCAACGCGCTCGCGCTCCTCAACGATCCCGGCCGAGCCGACAGCGATGTTGGCCAGTGGCACGCGCGGAGCGTCTCCGCCCTCAACGGGCCGCATGTCCATAAGGCCGCGAGCCTCGTTGACGCTCATGTAGCCGGCCTGGAGCGCCGTGGAGAAGACCTGAGCCTGGGTCGCGGAGTCGCCTCGGAGAAGGCCGTCCATGTTGACGCGCAGGAAGACGTCGCCGGGGAGGAGGCGGTTGTGGGCTTCCTCAATGGCGGCGATGAGCGGGGTGAGCGAGTAGCGGGTGAACTGGATGGCGTTGTGCTCAACGGAGGCGTAAGACATGGCGCCGGGGGTGTTCAGCCCGATCATCGAAGGCGGCACGCGGAACACGCGCGCTACTTCCTCGACCGCGAACTGGCGGCTCTGGAGCATCTGAGCCTGCTCGCCGTCCGAGCCGGTCTTCACGAACTTCGCGCCACCCGACAGCACGCCCGGGCGGTGAGCCTTCTTCAGACCCTTATGGCCCGCCTCGAAAGCGTCGACCAGATCCTTCGCCTGCTCCTGCGTCAAGTTCCCAGGGAACTCGATCATGCCCGAAGTGTTGGCGCCGTTCGAGAAGTAGCGGGAGGCAAACTCGTCCAGCGCCTTCGCCAAGCCGAGCGTCTGCTTGAGCTCGTCCACGCGGCTCACACCCTTGAGCGAGCCAGGGCGGCGCATCTCAGGGATGTAAAGCACCTCGTCGCTGGAAAGCACCGCCTGGCCGCCGTCGATTACGAACTCGCGCAGGCGGGTCGCCGGGTTGCGGCGGATATCTACGCGCGTCGGGTCGAGCGGCTGGAGGGCGACGATGTCGCCGTTGCCGTTGCGAAGGATCTGCACTACGGCCCCATGAGACAGCAGCATCGAAACCACGATCTGCTTGTAATACTCGATTCGGCTCGAGCCAGGCCCCTCAGGCTCGTAGACCCAGGCCGGCCGCGGACGGTACGGCAACCGGTTGCCGTCGCGCCGAATGAACGTGTCCACCGGCAGCGTCGAAATCGTGTCGGACAGCAGGCGGACGCAGGCGTAGGCCGCACCGATCTCGAGAGCGTTCTTCTGGTTGACGACCGTGCCCGACCAGGTAGCGAAGCCCGAGACGTCGATGCCGGAGCCCCAGACCTGCTGGTAGGAGAGGTTGCGCTCCTCGAGCGGCTGACCGCCGAACAAGTTTCCGAGCATTAGAGGCCTCTCTCAAGCGCGACACCGAAAGCCAGCCCGCACACGCCGGCGACAACGAAACCGAGCCACGGTGCCACCAGCGCAGCACCGACAATCAGCGCAACACAGCCAGCGACCTGCAAAGCGAGTGCGATGCGCATAGGGCTCCTAGACTGAGAAGAATCCGGCGACCGGGGGTTCCGGCTCCGCCTCACGGCGATGCGTAGCCCGATCGAAAGCAATAAGCGCCGCGACGGCGGCGTCAATCTTGCGAGGCGAACCGCGGTGCTCCTTCACGACCCGCGGGCCCTTCTGGTCCGTCTTGATGACGCAGTTCGCGAGGTGCCGGGCCAAAGCGGGAGAATGATCGTGCGACACCTCGCCTGATACCACCGCGTCAAAGAACTTGGCCGTGGCTGGCACCATGCGAGCTGGGCTCGAGCTCGGGTATTCAGTAATCGGAACGCCGGCCTCGGCAAGAGCCTCCATGCTGCGCTGCCAGCGGTACGGGTCGCACGCCACCTCAACCACATTGAGGCGGCCGCACGTCTCCAAGATCCGAGCCTCAACGCCGCCAATGTCAACCCGCCAGTCGTCACGGTCGCCGGGCTGCTTCTCCCACAAATCGACCAGCCAAATGCGCGGGTGCTCCTCCACAGTCACGCCGACAATCGCCGTCGTGTCCCCAGAGAACGAACCATCGAAGCCGAGCACCACCGGAACCCGGTCCTCGAGCGCCGCCATCTTCGGCAGCTCATCCCAAGTGCCGTGGGGCAGCCAAGCCTGCTGACTGCTGACAAACACGTTGGTGCGCTTCGTGCGAAACTCCGACTCCGGCGTTCGCTTTACCGAGGACTCAAAGTCCTCGGGGTCTTGAATGTCGCCGTATCCAGGGTTGGCTATCTGCCAGTTCTTCGGGTCGCGGTGGTCACAATCCGCCGGCGCCTGCCACCAGGCGCCAAAGAAAGACGGGTCATCGACCTCGCCGGCCGCTACCCGCTGGGCGTACTGATATAGCCCGTAACACACCGAGTCCTGGCCGCTGGTGTCAGTCCTGACACCAGCCGTCGTAATCGCCAACGTGAGGGCGTCATAGCGCGCAGCCTGGGCCAGAGTCATAACGTCCCAGAGTTCACGGTTGGGCGCCGCGTGCAGCTCGTCGTAAACGACCAGCGTCGGCGACAAGCCTTCCTTCGTGAAGGCCTCCGACGAAAGCACCCGGTAAACCGAGCCCGTCGCCGGAATCTCAATCGCATCCCGATACAGCTTCGCCTGCTCGGCAAGCTCCGGCGACATCTCCACCATCTGCTTCGCCGAACCGAAAACGATACGGGCCTGCTCCCGGTCAGCCGCGCACGAATAGACCTCGCCACCTCGAGGCCCCATGAACAAGCCATAGAGTGCGATGCCCGAGCCGAGCGCCGACTTGCCGTTCTTGCGGGCCAGCCCGACCAGAGCAACCTTCGCCCGCAGCCGCTTATCGGCGCGACGCGCGAACAGGTGATCCATGAGCTTGCGCTGCCAAGGACGCAGCAGCAAAGGCTCGCCAGCCCGACCCCCGACAGAGTCCTTCACCTGGGGGCAAAGAGCCTCAATGAATTCCGTCACCAGCGGCCCATCGCCGCGCTTGATATCCGCAGCCGGAACCGGAGTCAGGATGGCCGGAGGCCAACCCTTGATCTTGCGGGGTGCCATGCGCAGGAGGCTCCCTAGTTATTGCGCTTCGCCTGCAACTTCTCCAACGTCGAAGCGGCCTTGACTTCCGCCAGACCCAAGCGGGCCCGGGCGGTCGGATTGAAACCCAACTGAGTCAGCCAGTCAGCGATCTCCCGGTTGAGCTCGCGCAGCTGCTTACGGGCCTCGGTCGATGACTCGGCCACGGGAAGCAGGCGCTCCCGCTCCTCGAGGGATTCCCGCAGCATGGCGAGCTGGACTGAGTCGGTGCGAGCGAACCAGGCCGAGCCAGCGTCCATGATTTCGGCGAACAGATCGGCGGCCGGCTTCTGATACGGCGCCAAAGTCACCGGCTCGACGGCGACCAGGGCGCCGCGCTTGTGGCGCGAGGCATCGTAGGTGCCGGTGCGCTTGTGCTGCTCGATCGGCTTCGGAGGGCGACCGCGGGTAGCCACCGCATAACCTCCAAATCCAAAGCCGAATTTTGCGGCGTTATTTGTATGCA